CAGTAAGGATAGCACCAGACGCTATCACATTCTGTCACTCAGGTTTAGTTGACAGGAACAAACAAACTATTCTTTCTTACTTACACAAATCAATCAAGGCACTCAATTAACTGAGAATGATTGAAGATAGTCTTGTTATATACAGACTATCAAGAGCGCCAGAACGTAGAATATTCTACATTGACGTAGGTAACTTACCTAAGTTAAAAGCGGAACAATACCTCAAAGAGGTGATGAACCGTTATCGAAACAAATTAGTATACGACGCATCAACAGGAGAAATTAGAGATGATAGAAAACACATGTCCATGCTCGAAGACTTCTGGCTACCAAGACGAGAAGGTGGCAGAGGCACTGAGATCACTACGTTGCCAGGTGGACAGAATCTTGGCGAACTTAGCGACATCGAGTACTTCCAAAAGAAACTATACCGTTCACTAGGAGTTCCAGAATCTCGTATTGCTGGATCAGGAGAAGGATTCAATTTAGGTAGATCCTCCGAGATCCTAAGAGATGAAATTAAGTTCACTAAGTTTGTTGGTAGAATGAGAAAGAGATTCTCTGCCTTATTCAATGATCTATTGAAGACTCAGTTGATTCTCAAAAATATTGTTACACCAGAGGATTGGGAAACATTATCAGATCATATACAATATGATTTTGTATACGATAATCACTTCGCAGAACTCAAGGAAACAGAATTACTAAACGAAAGGTTAGGCGTTGTTGCTGCTGTTGATCCTTACGTTGGTAAGTATTTCTCACTTGATTATGTTCGTAGAAACATTCTGAAGCAAAAGGATGAGGAGATCATCGAGATTGATAAGCAAATGGCTAAAGAAATCAAAGATGGTAAACTTGCAGATCCTATGGAAGTTCAACAATTAGAAATGGGTGTTCATCCAGAACAAATGCCTGGTGGTAAATTAGATCCAAATATGGGTCAAATGCCACAAGATCCAGGCATAGATGGTGCTGCTACAGAGGCTCCAGAAATGCCAGAAGGTGGAGAAATATAAATAATACTAGTCTAATTCTATATTAACAAATTTATGGATAATGATTTACTTGACATGATCGCTGCTGGCGAAGATGGTTCTGCAACCCAGATACATGATAAGATCAAAGAGATCTTATATAACAAGGCTGCGGAGAATATCGATCTCGTTAAGCCTGCGGTGACTGCCGACATGTTCGGTGGACCTAATCCCTATCTTAATGATGAGGAAGAGGTAGAGACTGAGCCAGCTGATGGCACACCTAGTTCTGTTGAGGATACAGCAGAAGTTGAAGAACCTGTCGCTGAGGCAGAACCTGTAGATGATGAAGTAGAAGAAGAACAACCTGAGGCTTAACTAATGAAACTGATCACGGAAGAGATCGAAGCCGCCAAGGTTCTTGTCGAAGAAAAAAACGGCAAGAAGAATATGTTTATTGAGGGTATCTTTTTACAAGGAAACCTTAAGAACAGAAATGGACGTTTTTATCCTGTAGAAACTCTTGAAAAAGAGGTCAACAGATACAATGAAGCGTTTGTTGGCAAAGGTCGTGCTCTTGGTGAGTTAGGACACCCAGAAGGTCCTACTGTTAACCTAGACAGAGTTTCACACAAAATTGTAGACCTTCATAAAGAAGGAACAAACTTTGTGGGTAAAGCACAACTCCTCAATACACCAATGGGTACGATTGCACAGTCATTATTAGATGACGGTGTTACTCTTGGAGTATCATCAAGAGGAATGGGAAGTCTTAAAGACACTAGCGAAGGCTATAAAGTTGTCGGTGAGGACTTCATGCTTGCAACTGCAGCTGACATAGTTGCAGATCCTTCAGCACCAGACGCATTTGTGAATGGTATTATGGAGGGAGTTGATTGGATCTGGGAAGCTGGAATCCTAAAGGCAAAACAATCTGAGGTAGCAGTTATAGAAGAAAAGACTATGACTCACCCTGCGATTGCTGTTGCTGAGCCTGAAAAGGCAGTGGAGGCAGTTATTGAGAAGACCCAAAAAACTATAAATAAGTTAGTAGATCAGAAACAACTTGACGAGAAGAAACTGGAAATCTTCCAGAACTTCCTATCAAATCTCTGATTTAATAAATAAACATAGATTATACGATATCTAACACGTTTTTAGACGGAGAGTTCAAAATGTCTCGTGGAGATTTACAAGAAATGGAAGTAAAGACACAGCAATCCAAAACGGCTGTAAACAGTGGAGCTGGAAAGGGAGATCCTATGCCAACCACACCAAATTACGTTCCTGATGGTCAAGGTGCTGTTGAAGATCTTGGTGGCCCTACACCTGAGAACTCAAAGCCTGATGACAACAGTAACATGCTTAAGACACCAACTGGTACTATTAAGCAAGTTAAAGATGTGATTACAAAGAACGCTGGAAAAGCTGATCCTATGCCTACTGCACCAAAATATGCCGAAGAGGCAGAAGCTGACGAATCTCAAGAGGTTGTCGCTGAAGAAGAATCAACTGAAACAGAAACAGAAGCAGTCGATTTAAACGCCGCCATTGAAGAAGATGTTAACGCACTTCTATCTGGTGAGGATTTATCCGAAGAGTTTAAAGAGAAGGCTAAGACAATCTTTGAAGCATCCATCAATGCTAAAATCACTGATATCGAAAATCAATTAAACGAAGAGTATGCTAAGGCACTCACCGAACAGGTTGAGGAAATCAAAGTCGAACTCACTGAGAGAACAGACGCATACCTCGAATATGTCGCCCAAGAATGGATGGAAGAAAATGCTCTCCAAGTCGAGAACGGAATCAAGACTGAGATGACAGAATCATTCATGGAAGGCATGAAAAAGCTTTTTGAAGAACATTATGTAACTTTACCTGAAGACAAATATGATGTCCTAGAAAACATGGTGGACAAACTTGATGAAATGGAGACCAAGCTCAATGAGCAGATAGAGAAGAACGTTACACTTAACCAAAAACTTGGTGAGTCAACCGCTCAGACTATCTTCAATAACGTTGCTGAAGGACTTGCAGTATCTCAGAAAGAGAAGCTCCAAAGTCTTGCAGAGAGTGTTGAGTTTGAAAGTGAAGAATCCTATCGTGGAAAAATCGAAACTCTGAAAGAATCTTATTTCGGACAGAAGAAGACAACTACCACAACGTCCGCTCCTCAAGAACTGAAAGAAGAAGCAGCACACGTTGAGCCAGCTACTGGTGCAATGGCCGCTTATCTTGATGCACTTGGACGTATGAAATAGGAACTCGTTAATTTTTAACTAAACACAACCCAAGACGATGCAACAAAACATCAATTATCAACAACTCACTGAGAAGTGGGCTCCCCTTCTAGATCACGAAGGATCAGACCCAATCAAGGACGCACACAGACGTAATGTTACTGCTGTTCTCCTTGAGAACCAAGAGCAAATGCTCAGAGAAGAGAATGCTTTCCAGTCATTGACAGAAGCATCTCCAACTAACTCCGCTGGAACAGGTGGATTTACTGGTTCAGCAACTCCAGCTGGCCCTGTTGCTGGTTTCGACCCAGTACTAATCTCATTGATTAGACGTGCAATGCCAAACTTGGTCGCATATGACCTTGCTGGTGTACAACCAATGAGTGGTCCTACAGGACTTATCTTCGCAATGAGATCCAGATTCACTAATCAGAGTGGAACTGAGGCTCTATTCGACGAACCAGATACATCATTCTCTGGTCAGAACAGTTCACAGAACTTAACTGGCGGAATGACAGACGTTGCTGCTGGTTTCGGTACAACTTCATCTCCAAGTGGAACAAACCCAGGCGTTCTTAACCCTGTAGGTTCTGCAACTACAACTGACTACTCTGTTGGTCAAGGTATGGTAACTGGAGAGTCTGAGGCATTAGGAGACGCTGCTGCTAACGCTTTCCAAGAGATGGCATTCAGCATCGAGAAAGTTACTGTGACTGCGAAGTCCAGAGCACTCAAAGCTGAGTACAGTTTAGAATTGGCTCAAGACCTTAAGGCAATTCACGGATTAAACGCTGAGTCTGAACTCGCAAACATTCTCTCAACAGAGATTCTTGCAGAGATCAACAGAGAAGTCATCCGTACAATCTACAAGGTCGCAGAACAAGGTGCAACAATCAACACTGCAACCGCTGGAACGTTCGACTTAGACACCGACAGTAATGGTCGTTGGTCAGTTGAGAAGTTCAAAGGACTTCTATTCCAGATCGAAAGAGATGCGAACCAAATCGCACAAAGAACTCGTCGCGGAAAGGGCAACGTAGTTCTATGCTCTGCTGACGTTGCTTCCGCCCTTACAATGGCTGGAATCCTAGATTACACCCCTGCACTTAACGCTAACTTAAACGTTGATGACACTGGTAATACATTTGCTGGTACATTAGCTGGTAAGTACAAAGTTTACATCGACCCATTCGCTGCAAACAACAGTGCTGATCAGTACTACGTTGTAGGTTACAAAGGTACTAACCCTTACGACGCTGGATTATTCTACTGCCCTTACGTTCCATTACAGATGGTAAGAGCTGTGGGACAAGACAC